TGAGATAGCAAGAGTAAGAAACGTTAAACATAAAAGGGAACAAAAAAGATTGTTGATAGATAAAGATGAAGAAGCTAAAGAAGAGTGGTTAAAAATAGTTTCAAAAGATAAAAAAGAATTAACTCATAAACAAAAATTATTATTAAGAAAAGGTAAACAATAATGAACAAAACCGAACACATAAAAAAGAAAGCAATATTAGAAGCACTTATTAAAAGTTTAGGTGTAGTTACAACTGCTTGTAAAATAGTTGGTATTGGTAGGACTACTTTCTATGATTGGCTAAAAGAAGATAAAGATTTTAAAAAAGAAGTTGAGGATATACAAAACGTTGCTATTGATTTTGCAGAAAGTGAACTATTTAAGCAAATACAAAACGGTAACACAAGTGCTACAATATTCTATTTAAAAACAAAAGGAAAGAAAAGGGGTTATTATGAAAAGCAACAATTAGATATGACCACTGATGATGAGCCTATAAAAATAAACATAAATTTAAATGGCAGAAATAACACCTGAATTAACAAGCAAGCAAGCACAAGCTTTTGAGTATTTATTAGATGACACCACAAGTGAGGTTTTATTTGGTGGTTCTGCTGGGGGTGGTAAATCTTATTTAGGCTGTGCTTTTACTATTGCATACTGTTTAAACAACAAAGGTATACGTTGTTTAATGGGTAGAAGTAAACTTGATAATTTAAAGAAAACAACATTAAATACTTTTTTTGACGTTTGTAATCAGTGGGGTATCAAATCAGACAAGCACTATAACTTTAACGCTGGTAGTAATATTATAACTTTTTTTAATGGTTCAGAAATATATTTAAAAGATTTATTTTTATACCCTTCTGACCCTAACTTTGATTCTCTTGGTTCATTAGAGTTGACATTTGCTTTTATAGATGAGTGTTCACAAATAAGCGAAAAGGCTAAACAGATAGTAAGTAGTAGGTTGCGTTATAAATTAGACGAAAACAACTTAATACCTAAAATGCTTTTAACCTGCAACCCTTCTAAAAACTGGATATATCATGAGTTTTATAAACCAAGTAAAGACAATAAGCTTCCAAAACATAGAAAGTTTATACAAAGCTTTGTAGATGACAACCCACATATAAGTAAACATTATAAAGAACAATTACAGAAATTAGACGAAATAAGTAAACAAAGGTTATTATTTGGTAACTGGGAGTATGATGACAGCTTTGATAAGCTAATAGAGTATGACGCTATTATAGATATGTTTAGTGGTGATTTAAAAGAATTATCTGACGGTGATTACTATATAAGTTGTGATGTTGCTAGATTTGGTAAAGATAAAACTGTTATAATGCTTTGGAGTGGATTAAATGTAAAGCAAATAATTACCATGAGTACAAATACTATAACTCAATGTGCAGAACAAATAAAAAAACTACAAATACAATATAATATAAAGCTAAATAATATAATTGTGGACGATGATGGCGTTGGTGGTGGTTGTCGTGATATACTTCGTTGTAAGGGTTTTCAAAATGGAAGCAAAGCTTTAAATAACGAAAACTATAAAAATCTAAAAACACAGTGTTATTATGTTTTGGCTAAAAAAATTAATGATAGGCTAATAAATATTAATTGCAGTAATATGGGTATTAAAAATGATATTATACAGGAATTAGAACAGGTGCGTAGAGATGCAATAGATAAGGACACTAAATTAAGCATAATACCTAAAGATAAAATAAAGCAAGCAATAGGAAGAAGCCCTGATTACGCTGACGCTATAATGATGAGAATGTACTATGAGATAGATAAAAATTCTGGTAAATATTTTGTTCAATAATAAAATTTATTATATTTAAGAACTTCATTGGTATTTGTTTGAAAAGGGGTGTAGTTCTGTACTGCTCTCCTTTTCTGTTTTTAAACCAGTAATATTAATTTTATATTTATTTGTACTATGGCTATAATACAAGTTTATGAAAATAAAAAACTAACTGAATATCATTTACCAGATAAT